TTCAAGAAGTTATTACTGATTTAATTAGCGATAGTAGTTTAGATGCATCTGAGGTTTCTGCAGTACTAGAAGCAATTGCTGAAGGTGGAGAGGTTTCTGCAGAGATTGCTGCTGAAGTGTCTGAATCTTTATCAGAAGGCGGACTTACAGAAGCAGAAGCAGAATTTATTACAGAAATGCTTTCTGCAGATGGAGAAATAACAACTGCAGAAGTTGTTAATTTATCTGAAGCCTTATCTGAAGACGGCAAATTTACTTTAGCAGAAAAAGATTTAGTTGCAGATGTATTGGTAGAATCAGCAGAAGGAGCACCTGTAACTGCTGCCAACATAGAAGCAGCGGGACTTGAATATCGTGATCTTCCTCCTACAATTCCAGTAGAGGTAAGAGAAGATGCAAACGGTAATCCAGTAGTTATTCAAGCAGAAGTAGCATCTGCCCTCCTTGTATTAGAAAGTCCAGCAGCGCTGGCAGGAGCAATTGCTGCTTGTTTTAATCCAGATGAAGCAATTGAAGGTTTGACAGAAGAGCAAAAATGTGAGTTAGGTAAAGCCTTACTTAATATGGGTGCTGATATGTCTATTCCAGAACGTGAAAAAGCAGAAGATATTGTGGTTGTAACAATTATCGCTGGTCAAATAATTGTTGCTACTGCACCTAGGAGAAGGAGATAAAAATGAAAAAGTTGAAAGAATGGGGTTTAGCAATCCTTAATGAAAACTTTACATTTCTTGGCTTCTTTGTAGCATGGGTGGTTTTAGAGGGTAGCGCAAAGACGGTGGTTGGGTATGTAACCCTAGCATCAGTAGCCATATGGTTTGCAACCATAGGAATCCGTAAAGAAGACGAATAGTAATAGTATAGTATAATGGAGGGTATGAAAACCCTTCGTAGCCTACTAGTTATATCACTATTAGCCTTATCCTTGACTGGATGTGCTAACAAGTATCGTTATGAGTGTCAAGATCCAGAAAACTGGAATAAAGAGTCATGCAACCCACCAACTTGTTTGGGATATGGAGAATGCATAAATGATATTTATGGTTTTGATCCAAGAGAGGTAACAAAATGAAACAAAAATATACTTCAGATGAGTTAGATGCAAGATTAAAGTTCTTTCTTGGTCTAACATTAGGAACAATCTTACTATTCACAACTATGGGTATCTTATATGCCCTTGTTTTTGTAACACAACCAATTGGTGCACAGTCAGAAAACGATAAAATGTTTTTCAATGTTTTGTCATCAGTTGCAACATTTATTACTGGAACACTTGCTGGTATTTTAATTGGTAGAGATGGTGCAAAAGATGTCATGGCTGCACAAATACAGAATAAAGAAGTAGATGCCAAAAATACTCAGGCAGATAAAAAATTAGAAGCAGAGATTGATGCTACAGCAGCACGTCTAGCAGCAAAACCAGATGGTGCAATGCCAGAAGAACAACCAATTGACACAGATTGGGATAAATAAAAATGGCAGACCAAGGCACAGCAGAACGTTTAATTGAAGTTGCAAAGGCAGAAATCGGTGTTATTGAAGGACCCAAAGATAATGAAACAAAGTATGGCGCATACACAAAGGCTAACTTTCAACCTTGGTGTGGATCATTTGTTAACTGGTGTGCTAATGAGGCAGGAGTAAAGGTTCCTAATACTGTTTATACTCCAGGTGGAGCAGCAGCATTTAAAAAGGCTGGTCAATGGATTGATGTTGATATTGCAGATCCAGAACCAGGAGATATAGCCTATTTTGATTTTCCATCAGATGGGGTTGACAGAATTTCTCACGTTGGAATTGTAATTAAAGATAATGAAGATGGAACTGTTTGGTGCATTGAAGGTAATACTTCTTCAAAGAAATCTGGAAGCCAAAGAAATGGTGGAGAGGTTTGCAAACAATTACGTGCCTATAAGAAAAACAAGGCTGGAGTATTAATTTCAATTGTTGGCTTTGGAAGACCTAAATTTGGGGCATTAAAAACAGCAGCAGCCCCTGCTAAAAAATCTCAAACCAAAGCAAAAACCTGCCCAACTTGCGGTCAAAATATAAAATAACCTGCTTGAACCTTTAAAGTTTTGCTGGTATACTAAATATACCGCATTCTGGAGGGGTATTCTCATGACTTGTATTGCCGTAGTTCGCCATGAAGATAAAGTCTATATGGCTGGTGATCGTGGTGCTAGCGATGACGGAACAATCTTGGCACTTGATGCTCCAAAGGTTTGGAAAATTGGTCCATATTTAATTGGATATGCTGGCTCAATGGACGGAGAAAGAATTCGTTATAACTTTAAACCAAGTGCTCCAAACATTAAAGATATTGATAAGTTTATGCAAACTAAGTTTATTAAAGAACTTAGAGAATTTTATAATGAGTTTTGGGTTGATACATCAAAAGAAGGCGATCTTGGTTTAATAATTGCAGTTCGTGGACAAATATATGAGCATAGTTCTGTAGATATGTCTTTATCTAAATATACAGTTGACTATTTAGCAATGGGATCTGGGGCAGAGTATGCCTATGGGTATTTATTTGCTACAGATAAACAAAAAAATGCACGTAATCGTGTTATGGGGGCAGTTCATGCTGCTATTAAATTTAGCCCATCTTGCATGGGTCCAGTTGACGTAGTAAGCATTTAGAGATATACTTATAGTATGGAAGAGTTTGAAGAAATACTAAAAGATATTCAAAGCAAAGAGTCAGAGGACAAAGAGTTTGAAATCTGGCTTGATAACGGAATTGAGCGGGGATGGATAACAGAACCGTTCTGTAATACTCATGATGGCGATCCATACATGAGCGAAGAAGAACAAGAAGAGTGGGAAGCAGGAGGCGACCCATGCCAAGTTGTATTTAAAATAAAGGAGCAGTAATGAAAAAAATCGCAGTGGGGATTGCAGTAGTATTAGGACTAACACTACTTGCACCAGCAACAGCACAAGTAAAACCTTCAATTGCAATTATTGATACAGCAATTGACACAACATTGCCAGCACTTCAAGGTAAAATTATTTATGAGGCATGCGTTATGCAGTCTAAAGGATGCCCAAATAAACAAATGATTCAAGAAGGTCCTGGATCTGCATCGCTTCCAGCAAGCCAACTATATGCTAATGGCTTTGATCATGGAACAATCATGGCTTTAATTGCAACACAGGTAAACCCAGATATTAATATTGTGTTTATTCGTATTGTTCCAATGGCTGCAAATGGAAGACAGTCACAATATACAGAGTCTTCTGTTCTAAGTGCATTAGAATGGGTTGCACAAAATAAACAAAAATTTAACATTGTTGCAACATCTGCATCAATTGGTCATCATAACTTGCGTACTGGAGCAAACTATTGTCCAGTAAGAGCAAACTTGCGTGACTCAATTGTAAAACTTCAATCTATTAATGTTGCAACTATTTTTGCAGCAGGAAATAACTATGATATTAATAGAGTAGATTATCCATCTTGCATAACTGAAGCAATAGCAGTTGGTTCTGCAACAAGAGAAGGCAGAATTGCATTGCACAGTAATGGTGGAAAAGAACTTGATTTTTATGCTCTTGGATCTTTTGAAACAAGCGTAAAGAACGCAGTTGGAACTTCTGCAGCAACCGCTGCTTTAGCATCATACTGGGTTAAAAACTATAAGGGTTCTTATGCATTAACATATGACTACCTTAAGTCTATTTCAAAGCCAACAGAAAGTGAACAAATAAAGTCAAACAACTTTATTGATATATTAAAGTAATAGGTTTTGGTCTGTAACTCAGTTGGTAGAGTGCCGAACTGTTAATTCGGATGTCGCAGGATCGTGCCCTGCCAGACCAGCAAGTGCGGAAGTAACTCAATGGCAGAGTACTACCTTGCCAAGGTAGATGTTGCGAGTTCAAATCTCGTCTTCCGCTCCAAATTCTGGTATAATATATATGTACTGCCTACGGGGGTACACTAACTTATTCGCTTGAAAGGGGAATAAAATGGTAACAAACCTAACTATGGATCTTTTTAATGATCCATTTTTTATTGGCTGGAATAGAGAGTTAGCCAGACTTAATAATGCACATAGAACAAACTCTCAATCATATCCTCCATACGATCTTCTTAAATTAGATGAAGATACATATAAACTATCTCTTGCAGTAGCAGGATTTTCAAAAGACGACATTGACGTTTCTGTTGACAATGGCTCTCTTGTTATTAAGGGAGAACTTGTAGAAGTAACAGATGCTGAAGTTGTTCATAAGGGAATTGCTGGTCGTAAATTTACCCGCACATTTGCCCTAGGAGAATATATGGAGGTTACTGGTGCTGAACTTAAGGACGGTATGCTAACAATTCATATTGATAGAATCGTTCCAGAAGAAAAGAAACCAAAGTCTATTAAGATCAAGTAGTATAATGTAGATAGTCCCTACACAGGACCTTGGGATGGAGTAGTTACCTTTCTATATATTCCCTGGCCTAAGTGCTTGGAATACCTGTGTAGGGCTTTTACATGCTGATATAATTATGGTTAATGACTAACAAGCAGTTGGACCATTATGATAAGCAAGAGTTTAAAAATAGACTTGCAAAAATTAAAGAAAAATCTGGCTGCGTAGATTGTGGAATAAACAATCATATAATATTAGATTTTGATCATTTAAAAAATAAAAAATATAATATTTCAAGAATGATTCATGATGGATTTTCTTGGGCAGCAATAAAAAAAGAAATAGAAAAATGTGAAGTTGTTTGTGCTAATTGCCATAGAATTAGAACACACAACAGGTTGACACACAGAATAGCCTAATGCTATAATTAATAGATTGTTAGTAAATGGAGAGATATGCCAGTATACGATTATAAATGTGTAACGTGTTCTTCTACTATTGAATTTAAACGAGAGTTTGGTGAAGATAGAGAACCTTCATGCTGTAATAAAACAATGCAAAGACAATGGTCATCTCCTGGAGTTATGTTTAATGCCCCAGGATTTTATTCTACAGATAACAGAAAGTAGCGGTATACTATGAATACAATGATTGCAGAAGAAGTTGTAAATAAAGAGTGGATTCTTGGTCCAATGGATCGTTGTGATTCTTGTGCAGCAGAGGCTCTTGTAAAGGTAACTGGAATAACTGGAGACCTAATGTTTTGTGGTCATCACTACAATAAAATTATTGATAATCCAGAAGGTTATGCAAAAATGATGTCATTTATGCTTACAATAGTTGACGAACGTGAAAAATTAATTGAAAACAAAACGAAAGGAAAAGACTAGTAATGTATCAGTATTTTGTTAAAGAAGTAAAAGGTGTTGTTGACGGAGACACAATTGATGTTTTAATTGATTTAGGGTTTGATATTTTATTTGCATCCCGTGTGAGACTTGCTGGAATTGATACTCCTGAATCTCGTACAACCGACAAAGCAGAAAAAGCCCTTGGTCTTGAGTCTAAGGAATACTTAAAGAAACAACTTAAAGATGCCAAGTCTGTTGTTATTAAAACAGAAAAAATGAACTCTTCAGAAAAGTTTGGTCGCATTTTAGGTTGGCTATATGTAAATGGTGACACAGAATCTATTAATGATAAAATGATCAATGATGGATATGCTTGGGGATACATGGGTGACGCCAAGGTTAAAGATTTTGAAGCATTAAAAAAGGCTAGAACAAAGTCTGGAAAATGAAACACGTACTTTATTTTACAGCAGACTGGTGTCAACCCTGCAAAAAGGTTAGACCAATTGTTGAAGAATTAAATAGAGAAATAGCAGATGTAGCGTTTCAGATTATAGACGTTGATATGGAAAATGATTTAGTTAAAACTTTTCAAATAACATCTGTTCCAACTTTTATATTGTTTGAAGATGAAGAACAAATTAATCGCATAACTGGAGCACAAACGAAAGAAAAATTAAATGAGTTTATTAATTATAAAAAAAATATTCAAGAGAATGTTTAATCCAGATGGAAAAAATATGATTCCAAATGAAGAAGAAATTATGGATTATTTAATTCTAAATGGTGGTCTTGAGGTTGTTGGCATTGATTCTGAAAATCAATCATTCTTATATTCATTTACCCCAAAAATAAAAGATTTAATGCCAGACTTATATGAAGAGCATATTAGAACAGTCAATAGCGATATTCTGGCTTTATGGGAAAAGGGGTACGTAAACATAGACTTTATGTCAGATGACCCTGTAATAACCATTACGAAAAAGTCATTAAATGATGAAGAGTTGTCAAAATTAAGCAAGCAAGATCAATGGGCTATAGCAGAACTTAAACGGCTCATGCTTAAAAAAGAACTCTGATATAATCAGTATATAGGTCTAGGAGGATAGCAATGCCATATAGAGTTGGAGCCAAAGGCTCATTCGGATGTTCTGGATACCCAGCGCTAAAAGAGGGTACTAATGAAGTTATGGGGTGCCACCAGACAAGGGCAGAAGCAGCAGCACAAATTTATGCAATCAATCGCTCTGAAGGTAACATAGGAAAAAGTATGCATGAAATTAAAGAAGGCGACTTTGTAATGTATATGGGCGAAGACGATAAAAATATGGTTGGTCGTGTTGAGTACGTAATGACTAATCCAGGATTGCTTGGGTTGCCAGGATCAGAATATTCTATGGAATATGTAGAAAATGATAAGCCAGTTATTGTTCGTGAATATGAAGAAGAAGATGGTGCATGGGAAGAAAAAGCATACGTTACTTATCATCGCATGTCTGAAGTTATTAAAATTGAATCATTATCTGTATCAGTAGATCTTGTAGTTGAAATGGGCTCAACAGATTCAGGAATTCCAGAAACAGATTCAGAAACTTTGATGGCAATGTATGATGCTCAAATTGGTAAAGCAGAAAAGCCTAATTACGAAGATGTGATTAAACCAAGACGTGGCGGAAGCGATCCATCAAATCCTAAACTTTATGCAAGGGTTGTTCAAGCAGCAAAAGATAAATTTGATGTTTATCCATCTGCATACGCTAATGCTTGGGTAGTTGCTGAATATAAACGACGTGGTGGAACATACAAATCAGAAACTAAAACAACTAAAACAATTTGGGATGGAAGCGTATTTGATCCAAAAGGATTTACAAAATAATGCCAAAGAAAAAAGCGGGAGCATTTAATGCAACACAAATTAAAAATGGAAAAATTGTTCGCATAAATAAAAATGGAACAATTAAAGCCATTCTTGATGATTATGTAGCAAAACACCCAAAGAAGGATAAATAATGGCTGATACATATACACCTAATGATGGAATGAAGGCTGCAGCACGTCGTGCACTTAAGTGGAAGGCTGATGGTAAGGCAACAGGCGCTGGAACTCCAGTTGGCTGGGGCAGAGCAACAGATATAGTTGCTGGAAGATCAATGTCACTTGACACTGTTAAACGAATGTATTCGTTCTTTTCTCGCCATGAAGTAGATAAAAAGGGTAAAGATTTTTACAATACAAGTAATCCATCTAATGGAAGAATTATGTGGGATGCATGGGGTGGAGATGCGGGATTTACTTGGAGTCGTGCAATCGTAAATAGAGAAAAGAATAAAGCAGAAAAAGCATGGGTAGGAAGCGCATTTAGTTTCAGAAAGGGGTAGGGGACAGTGGAAGATTTAACAATAGAGGAAATTAAGCAGTTAGTTAATTTCTATAAACAAAAGTCATCAGATCTAGAGTTTCAGGTTCTTCAGTTGCAAATTAAGTTAAATAAACTTATTTCTCTTTATGCACCAACAAATCAAACAACTAAAACAGTTGTTGATAAAAAAGAAAAATCTTAATAACTAGGAAAGCATGGAATATTTATTAGTTGTTGTGTTGACAACTCTTGCTACATGGTTTATACTTAAGATATCAAGCAAAAAGGGTGTAAAGGTTTTTAAAAAAATAGTATATAGGCAAAGCCATATATATGAAATAGTTAAAGATGTTATACCTAAAGAAATGTTTGAGAAGCCAAAAATGATTAGGCAATCACAAAAACATATTCAAAAAAATATGTTAAAGGTTGTTATCACAGAAGGCAAAGCATATTGGACAGTAAACAATGTTTTTTATACTGCTAATGCTATTAATGGCAGAGTAGATGAAAACACTGTTAAACCATTAGATATACACAATATGTCAAAAAAAGAATTGGTAAAGATGATGGACATCTTAGATGATTTAAGAAAAGGAATGCAATAAAATGATAGTAGCGGTGCAAGGAACATCTGAGTTTAACGACTACAATGTTTTTCTTCGTGCTATGAGTGTTGCGCTTTCTGGAATGAAAGAAGACGATAATGAATTTATTATTTATTCTGTTGGGCCAGCAAAGATCAATAATTTTGTTTCAGAATTTTCTAACTTATCAGAACGTGGAATGAAGGCTAGAGGAAAAAAAATTAAGTTTTATAATGCTGCACCTTCATGGGTTGATACAAATATGAATCAAGTAAACTATTTTGCTTTTTTAAGCAAACCAAATGAGGCAAAGTCTAGATTAGTTTCTAGCGCTGAATCAAAAAACATTGAAGTAGGAATTTTTAGGTACTAGGAGAGCATATGATTATTAGAAGTTTAAACACAATGGATAAGATTGTAAACAAAAACAATAATCTTATTTGGGATGGATGGAATGTTGTTGACTTAAAAGAATCAGACATGGCAAAAACATCGGTAAATGGAATTAGAATAAAAGATAAATGGTACTTACATAAAATATACAAGCCAGGTCGTAATGGTTGGGATATTCCAAATAAGTATAGGGAGTAACCTTGAAGCAACATTTGTGGAAAGATGAGGCTGCCTGCTTAGGTCTTGAAAATAATTTATTCTTTGATAAGTATGAAGAAGACTTAAAAATTAGACCGATTGTAGACTCTATTTGTAATTCTTGTCCAGTTAGGAAAACATGTTTTGCTGTTGGTATTTCTAACAAAGAGTGGGGAATTTGGGGCGGTATTTATTTAGAAGGTGGAGATATATCAAGAGAGTTCAATAATCATAGAAACAAAGATGGTTGGGCAAAAACTTGGGAATCTTTGACAATGGAGAAATAATGAGTAATATATTAAAAATAATACCCTATGAAGAAGGATATAAAAGTTTTATTAATATAGTTCCAGCATCAGAATTTGTTCCAGAATGGTATAGAACTACTTCTCCCAATATACCAGGAAGCAATACTGAACTTAGGCCCTATAAACCATCTATTACAACTTCAACTTTTAAAAAGTGCACTCCGTTTTTTGATGCATTAACAGCAGGCTATATGGTTTTTTTAAATGCTGATATTGAAGTTACAAGACAGGATAACGGTTTGCCTTATATAATGTATAGAACACAAAGAGAAGTTGTTAGCGAGCACAGTCTTGATCAGTGGCAAGGTTTAATAGTTCCCGATGGCTATTCACAAACTGTGTATAAATGGGAAAATCCATTTTCTTTAAGGACTATGAAAAACTATTCTTTGCTATTTACAAATCCTATGAACAGGTTTGATCTTCCATTTATAACTATTAGTGGTTTAGTAGATACTGACACTTATGAACTTCCTGTAAATTTTCCATTTTTTATAAAAAATAACTTCACTGGAATTATTAAAAAGGGCACACCAATAACACAAATTATACCAATTAAAAGAGAATCTTGGAAAAGAAAAATATTTGATTTGGATCTTAAATATACAAGAGAAGCATCTGAAAAATATTTCTCTACAATAAAAAGATCTTATAAAAACAATCATTGGGTTAAAAAAGAATACAAATAATGTATACAGATAAAATGCGTATGGCTTTTCATTCTATAAACACCCCTAAAAACTTTGGGGTTAAACTTATTGATAATGATTCTTTTCTTACTATAAAATTAGATGAAAAATCATTTATACGAATGACTCATGATGAAAAGATTGAGGCTATTAAGTATGTATCTATGGTTAAAAAGGCTTTAGAGATAGAAGGTGCTATTGTCTTAGTAACTAGAGAGCCATTAAAATGAAAAAAATAGTTGTTGTTGGTGGTGGTACAGCAGGATGGTTAACAGCACTATTTATACAAAGAACTTTTCCAAGTTTAGATATTACAGTAGTTGAATCAAAAGATATAGGAATTCTTGGTGCTGGAGAAGGATCAACGCCACACCTTATTAGTTTTCTTGATTTATTAAATATACCAGTTTCAGATTTAATACAAAATTGCGATGCTACTATAAAAAATGGTATTAAGTTTACTAACTGGAAGAATGACAAAGATTTTTATTACAACTCATTTTTAATAAATCCAAATAGTGAAGTTAGTTTACATAAATTATTTCCAGCCACTTTAAGCAATCATCCATTACTTATGGCAAATTTTTATAAAACAGACAACATTAAAGAGATAGACTTTATAGCAAAACTTTCAGAAAAAAATAAAGTTCCATTTGTATTTACATCAAAACAATTAGAGAACCCCATCTTTGATTTCAACAATCACTCTAGTTTTTCAGTACATTTTAATGCAACAAAATTTGCAAATAGATTGAAAGAAATTGGCTCTATTCGTGGAATAAATGTAATAGAAAAAAACATTACAGATATTGTTCTTGATAAAAATGAAAATGTAGACTATTTAGTTTTAGACAATAAAGAAAAAGTTTATTGTGATTTTATTTTTGACTGTAGCGGTTTTCATAGATTAATTATAGGAAGTAAATATAAATCAACTTTTAATAGTTATAATGATTTTATTCCAAATGATTCTGCAATTCCGTTTTTTATAAAAATGGATAAAGAAATACCACCCTATACAGAAGCAATTGCAATGAAGTATGGATGGATATGGAAAATACCACTTCAGTCTAGGTATGGGTGCGGATACGTTTATGACTCTTCAGTAGCAAGCGAAAAAGACATTATAAAAGAAATAGAAGATTACTTAGGGTTTGAACCAGAATATCCTAGAAAAAATAAAGGATCCTTTAAGTTTAATGCTGGTTATTATGAAGAGCCATGGATAAAAAATTGTGTTGCGATTGGGCTATCTTCTAACTTTATAGAACCTTTAGAAGCAACCTCTATTTGGGTAAGTATAATTTCTCTTCAAAAAATACTAAGTGGAACAGAGTGGTTGTTTAATAATAATCAAACAGTTAGAAATGATTTTAATTTATTTGTAAAAAATATTAATAATGAAATATCAAACTTTATATATTTTCATTATATGTCAAAAAGAAAAGATACCGAGTTTTGGAAAAAATTTACATACGAGAATGCTCCAGAATATTTAAAAAATAAAATAGATATTTGGCAGTATAGATTTCCAAATAACTTTGATACCTCAAAACTTTTTGACGGACATAACTGGATGATGGTTGGGTCCAACATAGGACTATTAAATAGTTCTATTGCTAAAACATATTTTGAATATTCAGAAGATAGCAAAATGGCTTTATCCTCATATGAAAATTTTAAAAAAATACAAAATGATGTTTTAGAAGAATGTATAAATCATAATAGTTTTTTGGAATATTTTAATGAAAATTAATATGGAATGGATTTATGCTCTTAAAACAATGAAGCATAAAAAGTATTGGAATAAGCCAAACACTGTAGAATTTTTTGCTTTTGTGGCAAAGGCAATAATAATAATACCAGGTCTATTATTTGATAAACAAATTTGGTGGTTATATATATTTGCTTTGGTTTCAAGCATAATGTTAATCTGGTCATCTACAGTAAAAACTATACCAACATTGATTTGGTTTAATATACTCTGGACAATTTTAGCGGCAACTGCTATAATTAAATACTGGATTTAAAATGCTTAAAAAACTTGTTTGCTTAATTAAATCACATAGTTTTGTTTCTATTGGATCATGTCCAGTAACTGCAAAATCTTATATTTCTTGTATTTTATGCGGTTTTACAAAAGAAGAGAATAGGGTACAATAGGTAGTATGACACATATGTTTTTTAGTTTATTTTTAGGTACCCTGGCTTTTTCATTTTGTTTGGCTTATATTTCTGTATTAAGCAAATTAAAAAAAATGAATATTGCTTTTGCACAAATGATATTAGCAAATAATATGCTTGAAGAATATATAGAAAAAGAAAAAGTATTATCTAATAAAAATGAAGAAGAAATGCACAAAGAAAATTTTATTAAGTTTCTTTCAGATTCTAGAGACTGGGCATTTACCTATATTGAAGATGTTCAGCAAGGTCTAGAAAAATTTATATTAACCGTAGAGCCAGAAATTATACATTTTAATAAAGATAGTTCTGCTTATAAAGAAACTAATTATCATAGTTTTATGAAAAAAATATCTGAAGAGTATAAAGAATTAAAAAAACTTATGCCAACAGAAAGTATAAACAAAGATGCTTGATTTAAGAGGAATTCCAACTTGTAAATGTCCAGAATGTGGCGGTACTCTTTTTAAGGCTTTAGTTGGTTTTGACCCAGAAACTTATATGATATCAACCTATCATTTAGACATTGAGTGTAATGAGTGTGGGGCTTTAGCAACTGCTCCAACCCCAGTAGATCATCCAACAAACCCAACTGACGATATGGGGTTTAAAGAATGAGAGATGTTCTCTTATCAACTATAACAGGTTTTGGGTGCGGTGTAGTGTTCGCAGCATTCAAATTGCCAGTTCCAGCACCACCAGTTTTTGCGGGAGTCGCAGGAATTATTGGTTTATGGATTGGCTTTACAATAATAACACGAATTATATCCTAGGAGGAATAATGAATAACATACTAAACGATAAAACAAAAGCAATGCTTGCATCATATGGACGATCTGTTCTTGGATCAGTCATTGCACTTTACATGGCTGGCGTAACAGATCCTAAAGATCTTTGGGCTGCATTAGTTGCTGCTCTTGCACCAGTTGCATTAAGAGCGCTTAATCCTAATGATAAGGCGTTTGGCGTATTGCCAGATACTGGTGCTGTTTCAGATGCACTTAGCAAGATTGTACCTGCTAAGAAGGCTCCAGCAAAGAAGAAGGCTGCTGCTAAAAAGAAGTAGTTAGTTAATTAGGAAGGGCGAATTTACTAAAAATAAGTTCGCCTTTCTTAATTTTTATAATGAGGAAACATGGACTTTGTATATATATGTAAAGATGGAATCAACGAAGAACTAAGATATTCAATTAGATCTGTAGTTGAAAGTTTTCCAGACTCAAATATTTGGGTTGTTGGTGGCAAACCAGACTGGTATATTGGAAACTATATAAAGGTTGATCAAAAGTTAACAAAATATAAAAATGCATTTTATAATTTAAAAAACATTACAGAGTCAAACGAAATATCAGAGTCATTTGTTTTAATGAATGATGATTTTTATATCATAAAAAAGATAGACAGTATAGATAACTATCATGGTGGCTCACTTTTAGAAAAAATAAACCTATATCAAAAAATAAATTCAAACTCTGGATATACAAGAAAACTTTTAGCAACATATAAAAAAGTTCTTTCTTTAGGAATTGAAGATGCTTTAGATTATGAACTTCACGTTCCTATGATGATGGAAAAAGAAAAACTAAAAGAAGTATTAAAAAATCAAGACCAATTTTTATGGAGATCTGTTTATGGTAATTTATTTAATGTTGGAGGAAAAGAGATGGAAGATGTTAAGGTTTATACAAAAGGACCTTTAGTTTTAAAATCCTATAACTTAAATAAAGAAAATCACATATATCTTTCCAGCGCTGACACGTCATTTGATCTAATCTTAGATAATATACTTAGAAGTCAGTTTATAACAAAAACTAAATATGAGAAATAACTTCTAGGTATTTATCAAGAAGGTTTTTTGGACTAAAATTATCAATGCCTATTTGATAGGCTCTTTCTTTATAATTATTTTTATTTTTATTGTTTACATATTCATCAATTTGATTTGCTAATTTTTCTTTATTTGCTTCAAACAATTCAATTCTAACTTTTGTTCTAAACAAACTAATCAATGATGATTCAACCAACCACTCCTTTGGTAAAATATGATTATTAGGTGGTATGTCAGTCATGAAAACTGGCAGGGCACTCATAAGAGCCTCATTCATAGGTAAACAAAGACCTGCATAGCGTCTAGGAAGCACCATAGCATCAAACCCAGCATACATGTCTTCTCTGTTGTCAGGATTGCCTATCTCAATTGTAAGCCTTGAATCTTTTATGTCTGTCTCTATTTCGCTCTGGCTTCTTATAACTAATTCATAGTCTGCCTTAGAATATTTAAGCATTTGAAGTACAGTATCTGTCCCATTTCTATCCTTTGCTGCTTTCTTACCAGCAATGTGGAGTATTCTTTTATGGTTTTTAGACATATTTATTTCTTTAGCCCCTGAAAAAATTGATGGATTTGTTGGTGGAGGTAAATGCATTACTGTTGATTGCTTACCAAAAAGTTTTTTAACATGATCAATATGCCAAACGCTTGGAGATAAAAGGATGTTTGGGAGTGGAAGGTTTGGCGCTGCAAGATTGCCAAAGAGTTCATAGTTGTACTGAAGAATAGTTTTTACCCCCCTTCTTTGTGCATACTTTACAAAGTTTTGATCGTAAAATGTTTCACAACTAATAACAACATCAACTTCGTTAAGAAATAGTTTTATTTGTTGTAGTGTTGGAAAGCCAGTTGATTTGATACAACTATATTCTGAATACCAATCTGGATGCTGAGTATTTTTATTAAAGGGCGTTGAGTCAATAAGCAATATTTTGCTAGGCTTTAACATATCAACAAGTTCTTTTGTTTGATTACCAAGTCCAGTGTTGTCTGATCTTGCTATAATTCCTAGTCTCATTGCTTTTTAAACCAAACATCATCATCTGAAGTAAACTTTCTTCCACCTTCACGACCATCTAAATGATAAGATCTTTTAATATTTCCTTCTGGGTGGTATATCCATAACTTGTGTTTATTCCATCCCTCTTTGCTAAAATTATTATATGGAGAAATATCATCTTGTATTCTTCCATGAGTTGTATCTTCAATAAATACTTTATCTTCAAGTGGAGGAAGAATTACTTCTCTGTAATATGAAACCTTGCTAAGATGTGGTCTTTGACTCCATTGGGATGTTCTCATAAAGATATCATCCATGCCAAACATTAAATGATTATGTGCTTCTGGTATTACTGATTCATGATGAAAACGAATTGTGTTTGCCTTATCGTGTGCAATTAAATCAAAACATTTTTGCCAATCAATATCAACGTCTGGAGTAAGTGGTGCATCGCCTTCAACATATAGCAATGCAGATGTTTGAATATCATCAATAGTTTTACGCATCATTGTGCTTTGATGGCTATGCTTATCAAACATTATGGGAAGAACGTTATTGTATTCATGCAAACACTTCCACAGAATTCTATTTTTATATTCATTATAGTCAGTTTCACGATCCATTTGTTCTTGTCGTAATCCATCTATCTGCATTATTATTTCATTTTTAGGAAAATGAACCCTAAGAGAATTAATTGTTTCATCAATAATGTGTGTGTCTGGATGGCTTGGCAATACAGATGTAGCCAATATAATTGTTACATCATTTTTATTCATTAATCTGCCTCATTAGTTTTATTCCAAGATCTCTTTTATACTTCATCCACCAGCATACCACCTTGTGCATATTGTGAGGGTACTGATTTAATAGTTCAGGAACCAAGAAACGTAATTCAGCCCAAGTAGAAACAAGGCTTACAGGCATTTCATTTCCAAATATAATATTATAAAAATCAATAGAGTCACCCTTTGAATTAATCTTATCTCCAATGGGAAGGCACAACATTTCTATAGCCTCAAAGAATCTAAAGGAGTCTATTGTAACTGCCCCAGATGGTGCTGGAGCAATCCTGGCACTGGCAAGGTTACGGTAGTAGTCTGTTGGCTGATCGCCCTGTGCAAAGCCTTCTGTAGGCTTATAAAGGGTATTTGGCATTGTTTGTATTGCCTTTGCTAACTGCTGCCTTCTTGAATGAGTTATTTGACCACCAAAATATAAGTCATAATTCTTAATAGGATAATCTGGAATAAACTTCTTTAAATGTTGTGGGACTCCAATAGGTAGTTTATTGTATTGCTTATTACTTTCATTAAAATACTGAACCCATATTTCAGCATTAGGATGATTAATCTTACTTATATCAAATTTACTTTCTTCATCCCCCGTAATAAAAAGAACAACCCTTGAAAGGTTTTGTATTTCTTTGTTAACATTTTCTTCATGGCCAAGGTTTTGAGGTCCAGGAACAACAACAAACGCTCTTTCTGTTTTTGGAATAGATGTTACCCTGACCTGCTCAATCTGATACTTATCAAAAACTTCTTTTAGTAAACCATAGTCCCATTTATCAGCAGAACAATCTTCTGCCTTGAAAGAGTAAAGATATGTCTTTATCAAGATTTTACCATCCAAAGATTTTCTTCAACAATAAGTTTTTCCATAAGTGGTTTATCTATCTGAGACTGATACTTTTCAACAGCATCTTTTTTGTTTCCAGTAAATGCAATATCAATCTGATCTAAAATATATTTTGACTTAAACTTGTTTAGTCTTTCGTTAAACAATTCAGGATATAGTATACGATATGGCAATTCTGCATAAACAAAAAATGTACAGTTATACATATCCATAATTTCAAAAAGTGAATTGCTAAGAAAGATATGGTCTGGGTGATGTATACCAAGGGGAATGAAGATATTTAAACTTTGTACTTGGCTTGTATCATTATCATCAATAACCTTTTTGATCCAACTAACTAATGTAGCCTTATCCTGTTTACCATACACATCATCCAGTAGGTCTCCATTTATAACCTTTGCACATATAAGACTACAGGCTTCATCATGTTCTTTTCTTAACACCGTATGCTTATTACGACCATAATCATCTGTTGGTATTCCAGCAAAGGCTGCTGCTACTGTAATGTT